CTTCGGATTCGTCCATTACGTTGAAGTGCGAGTCCGGCATTCCATGGAAGATCGTAGTTAATGAGAAGATTAGCTTGCGGTAAGTCAACACCATAGCCCCCAGCATCAGAGCTGACCAGAATGCGTACTTCGGAATCGGTTTGGAACTTTGTTTTTGATTCTTCTTTTTCTTTAGCATTCATTGCTCCTGTGTATGGGGATGACTTATAATCAAGTGCTTCACGGATCAATTTAACCATGTGCACATAGCTAGTAAAGATAACTACTTTGTTTCCTTCGTATTCTCCTAGGAAGTTATCAACATACTCTTTGAGTGCGGATAGCTTAGGAGTCTGCTTTAGTTTGTCAAGCTTGCCCGCCTCTTCCAACTGACCTGCATACCCTGATGTAGATGAGGACACACGTACCAACTCATGGTGGTCGCATAACATACGAAGAGCTGTTAGCTTTGACATTACCTTGCCCTTGAGTGCATCCATTACATCGTTGGAGTGCTCCCCAGCGTAATGGCTGAACAAATCAAATGAGGAACCAAAAGATTCCATAGCATCGTCTAGGTCTTTTAGTAGTTCTCGTGCAATCTCTTTATACAGTAGGGCTCCGGCACGATCAAACTCTACCACAATAGGTTCTGCAAAAATTGTATCAGGTAGGTAGGGCGCAACATCTGCATCTGTCTGTCTCTTACGTACTGTTGCTGTTGCGAGTGTCTTACTAAGAGTAGTTAAATTACGGTAGCGCTCTACTCCGCCAAAACGATTACGTACAATGAAGGTTTGATCAAACAAATCAAAGCGCCCTAGAATTTTAGAGTCTACAAACTGCATAATGCTGTAGAGCTCTTCAGGCTTACCGTTCTCAATAGGGGTGCCGGTTAATGCAAACTTAACTGGACTAGCTAATTTTTTAACGTGCTTGGATCGTTTGGATCTGAAACTTTTAATGGCTGTGGCTTCGTCACAGACAATGAATCCCGTAGGGAGGTGTCGTATATACTCCCAGTCGTTAACAGCTTGCTCATAGTTAATAATGACGTAATCAATCCCCGTCTCTTTCCAGTTAAGGGCTTCTCCATACTGGATTGCTCTTTGTTTTGGGGATCCATCAATGACCAAAGGTGTTGAAGACTCATCTGTAAACTTCCTAATCTGATCTGCCCACTGGTATTTAAGGGTAGATAAGCAGATTACTATACCAGGTTCTGTAATCTTTCCCTCGTCTTTTAATTGCTCAAGAGCAGCAATAGTTAAAACTGTTTTACCCAGGCCAAGGTCATAGGCCACAAGCATCTTCTTGCGGTTTGCCATAGCCTCTACAGCCTCTACCTGATAAGGTAGAAGTGTCCCGGTAAAACTCATGCGGATACCTCTTCAGTTAAAGTATTAGACAGTCTTTTTACAGAGTTGCAAACCTTACAGGTAATAGAGATATCTTCGCCAGCATGGCGAGTACGTCGGCTACTTATGTGGGTTAAAGATTCAGCACCAAACAGGGGGTGCCCATTTACACAGAATGTTGGGTCTAAGTTTAGTTTTCTTTTCTGAGTATTTTCTGCAATAGTCGCCTGTCTAAGGTGGTCAGGATTACAACAGTTCCTTACCATACAAAGATGATCTACAACTAATCCGTCTACAATCTTTTCTTTTAATACAGACATAGTTAAGCGGTGTACTAAATAAAGTGTACCCTTAATATTAAAACGACCATATCCGTCATCAATTTTTCCAGTCCAAAGCCAACATGAATCAGTTTTATTTACTTTATCCCAAAAATGTTCTGGTAACTCCTCAATAGAGTTATAGTCTAAAGATGGTTTAGCCATTATATAAACGCCCTTTCTCCAAAGACAGAGTGCTTTGCACCCTCTATACCAAGTATAACCTGCTCTTCAGGCATATCGCCAATATCTTTGTACTCGCCTTCATAGTTAAAGAAGAAGCATTCCAGCCCTTCTTTCTTAGTGCGAGCCAACATGTCACGAGATGCTTTCTCTCCAGCCAGATCCATCTTAGGATTATCAAATGCAATGATGAGCTTATCTGCACGACGCATTAGGTCTACTTGATCTTGGCTAATTGACGCACCAAAGGTTGAGACACCACCTTCAACTCCCAATGATGAGAGTTTTACTACGTCTAGTGGAGACTCAACTATGATCATAGTTCCCCCTGTCCATACATCTAAACCAAACAAAGTTTTAGACTTTTGCACTCCGGTAGGACGATTACGAAAGTAACGATTGACTTGACCCTTTTCTTGCCACCCCATTAACTTGTTAGTATCTGGTTGACGAATAGGGGTAATCCAACCTTGTGGCTTCGCATCCCATTTAACAGAGTGTTTGATACAGGCTTCGGCAGTTAAGTCCCTAGCAGATAAAGCCCAATCAGGGGGTAGGCTGTCGAAAAGTGACAGACGTGCCTCGCTCATTTCAAGCAGAGGCTGTACTGGAATATAACTATTTTTAGCCTCTTCTAGCTGCTTTGCTATGAGTTCAAAATTAACCTCAATGTTCTGACGCAGCCAATCCTTGGCGGCTTCAAAATCAAGGCGACCCCACTGGGTCTCAAACTCATTAATCTCAGCAACAAGAGTAAGTAGAGTGCCCCGGTATCCACACGAGAAGCAATGGTGGACACCGGTCTCTACGTTCATTGACCATGAGGGACGAGAGTCTGCACGACCAGTTCTCTCTAAGTGCATAGGACATAGACCAAGCAACTCATCGTTGCGTTGATCTGTCTCAATACCTAGTCTGAGTAGTACAGACTCTACGTCGCCCTCACGATACATCTATGCCTCTTCCCACTTTTTCTGTAAGTGTTCAATACGAGCTTTAGCTCTTTCTACTTTAGTAGTAGTTATAACTGGAAAGTTATATTGCCTATTAATAGTAAAAGTGTCTCCACCGCAACAATACCCTACACCGGATTTGTCAACGTCCCTTGACCAGTTCATGCAGGTACTGCAATACCCTTTACGTTTTCTACTCATACTCTTCTGGGTCTTCTTCTTTAGGACGGTCGTCCATCATTACGTAGTCTTCTGGCATGTCTGGCAAAGTAGGTGCGGTAGCTTTAGTACCACACTCTGAACACTCCATGTCTAAGAAATACATTGAGATTTCATAGTCTTGGAACATAGCCTTGATGTCCCAAAGTGTTGATCCACATGGGCAAACGTGAGTTGGTTCTCCACGCACGTCCATTGCATTTGTGTAATCTGGTTTTAAATCGCTGATGTTTTTAATAATCGTTTCCTCTCCTGCGGTGTTGTTCCTGCCCAGATGCCCTCTAGGTTTGGGATCTGTAGTGCGTAGTCAAAACATTCTTTCTTCATCCAGCAATCCCCACAAATTTCTTTAGCAACTTTTACTGCTTTATAATTTGTGTATTTTTCTGGAAAAAAAAGTTCTGGGTCTTCGCCAGCGCATAGCTGGGTTCCGTTAAAAGGATTTGATTGGAGTGCCAAAGGTTCCATACTCTTCAAACCGCCCCTCTTCCCAGTCCCATAAAAGATCGCTAGTTGCTGGGCCAGAGTTACGGCTTGCAACAATACGAAGTTCACGAGATGAATCATCTTCTTCATCTTGTTTTTGAAGACCCAAAATAACATCTGAGTCTTGGAAGAACGAGGATGAATAACCAATCGCATCTGCAGATACTTGGCGCTTCTTCATTTTCCAAAGAAGAACCTGAGTGGACACCACAATTGGAATATTAGCTTTTTGTGCGAGACGTTTTAGATTACGAGTGATGCTGGTCAAGGCCTGCGGAGTATTTGACTCGCCACTTGCCTCATCAACCATAAGGTAAACACCATCAACAAATACAATGTCCGGCTTGATCTTCTCAATCTTTGCAGCCAAACCTGTAACGGTCATTGCAGAGGTACTGTCTGTAAGATAAAACTTTTGCATAGTTTCCATACGCTCTAAGGTTGCTTTATACCGGCGCTCTTCCTCTAAGTTTAGATTACCTCGTACTAAACGAGAGTGGGCAATCTTAGAACGCATTGCATCATGACGATGTTGCTGCTCAATGTTACTCATCTCAAAGGATTGAAACATAGGTACGTGCCCATCTTCGTGTACGTTAACTGCAATCTGCATAGCAAGAACAGACTTACCTGTCTTAGGCGGTGCAATGATTGTAATGAGCTGGCCATTTTGCAGACCTGCCGTTGCCTCATCAATCGTTCTAAACCCTGTACGATAACCAAGTAAAGCGCCGTCACGAGTTTTAATATCTAAGTACTCTTGAAAACGCTTATCGGGATCTTTGGTAAGATCTACATCGCTAGATTGAGCGGCACCGTCATCGTAAATGGTTGCAATTCCAGAGCCCATCTCTGCAATAGCAGCGTCATGATTACCAGAAGAAATAAGCTCTGCAGCATTCTGAACTACTTCGATAGCTTTTTGACGTCTACGGTACTCAACTAATTGATCTACTAAGTAGTCCAAAGAATCTTCTACAGCAAGCAACCGGTATGTAGGAAAGTTATCCTTAACAGTGACTGCGCTAGGGATCTCTTGGTAACGAGTCCAGTGAGTACGAATAAACTTCCAGACAGCACGGTTCTCATCAACAAAGAACCAACTATCTTCTACGCCTTTTTCTAAGGCAGGGATAATTTCTCGGGTTCTTACAACCCGAGAGATTAATCTCTCTTCATTATCTGCTGCCACTGGCTGCCCCCATATCTAAATACCAATGCCCATAACGTAGCCCACGTTCGGGTATATCAATCACGTGCTTTAACTCTGGCCTATAAGGTAACTCTGCAACAAGATCTGCAGGAACTCTGTAAGCCTTTGAATGATTAAATGGATTAGTTCCAAGATTATCTAAATCTTCTAGAACCTCATCCATCTCTTCTTGAGAAAAGCCGTACCCTACTAATTCTAACTTGTAGGAGTAGGTTTCTGCAAATCGCCAAAATAAAGAGAGCGACTGTCTATTGTACGTAACTTCCTCGCCACTAATCGCCACACCAAGTAACTTCTTAAATGTGGGCCTGCGATCAAGGATGCAGTCCAAAGTAACAACAACCCGCATAGGAGTTTCATTTGATATATCGCCCCCGCGCATTACTATAGTACTTCGATCTTGCCGTACTTCAACAAAAAATTTCTAAACATGATTGGATCTAAACTTGCTAACGCAGCATCATTTTCAGGAGCTTTGCTAGAAATTTCTACCGGATATACTCCGGCGTTGTTCTTCATTTTATCTGAAACATAACGAGTATGTTTGCAAAGATTGCGGGTATTAAAACCCTCACAGTTGCAATGAAGCTTTTTAGTTTCAAGATTGATCCAAACCTCATGTGGGCCAGCATCAGATAAAAACAGTTGTGTAACTTGCCATGTACTCATAGTTGTGTCCTTCATCCTCTTCTGTCCCCCTGTGGCGCTTCTACTTCGATTGGTATAAATGCTTCCATAGCAAAGCTTCCCATAGGCGAACCGTAAACACTTCCCCAATTCTCAAGGGGAACGTTTGTGGTTACAATTGTTGGTAGCCCTGCGTTGAACCTTGAACGTAGCAACGCATCAAAAGTATTTTCTGCCCACCCTGATGCGGTTCTATATTCCTTGCCAATATCATCTAAAACAAAAACCCTTACATTATTCATTCTATCCGAGTCACCATATATGCCGTCAAGTAGGGTTTGTGTGGCCTCATCCTCTTCAGAAAACTGAGACTTCTGAAGCCTCAAAAGCTTTGGATAGTCCATAAAACCGCCTATGCGGTTGGGAAGCATTCCTGGAGTGCCTAAGACTTCTCCTGAGATGCCCCTAATAAGGCTCTGGAGGGCCGTAGAAGCCATAGTAGTCTTTCCGTGACCTGGATTACCCACCAGCATAATTCCTAGTCCACAAGAAGGCGTTCCGGCCTTTTGGATGATCTCACCATTGACTACCCTGACCACCCATTTCTTGACGGCTTCAAGAGCGGGTGTGGGATCTAAATCTGAAAACTCTTTCCCGATAGTTTTCATTGGGAGACCGGCTTGTACGATCTGTCTCCGGATGCTTGGGGCTTCTTTAGATAAGTCGTACATTAGTCCCCCTCTAGTAGTCGCATCATTTTTTCTTGGTGTGCTTTGAACTTATCGGTTGAGTATGTTGGTTGCTCTGGCTTCTTAACAATTCCCTGAATCGTTGGGTAGTATGCAAAGAATCTTTGCCATAGCGGTTTACCAATCCCAAGATCATTCAGGTTACGG